CTGAAAACTCGCTCACCTAGCAAAGCCTAGAGTGCGTACCCAATCACTGGGGCTAGCCTTCCGCCTTGTCCACTAGTTGAGACAATCACACTATGAAATACTACACAACCTTAGGATAGAGCTGCCACACTGGTGCTCCCCTCCACCCTGGCAAAAAGAAAGAAAAGCCAAAGCAGTTCAGGCCCACGCTATTTCTTGCGTGGATTGTCGGGCTTCATAGCCAAGGCCATGAGAGTCCGCGCATCCACAAGATCGAAGGACGACGTCGTTGCCGACGAGGTCCGCGACGGTGTAGGTGCGGCACTTGAGACGGCTGCTGCGGTTGCAGAAGCGACGGAGGAAGAACAACCAGTCAACTTCGAACTGGTATCTTCCTTCCGCTCATCGTCTTGTTGCACAATTGTAATCTTAGGCGTCTCTTTAGCCGACTGCAGCTTCGCGTAGATAGACTCGCAAACCACACGGATTTGAAGCCGGTGTTTCTTGAGTTTCACTGAACGCGCGCCATAGAAGGCTTTGAGCACCTTCGCATACGGACCCCACCCTCCAGGTTTCACTTCCATGGTGCATTTCCCGCCGACGAATCGACGGTACGCGTAATCCATGTTGAATGAAAAGTCGAGGAGGTCTGCGAGATTGTCACTTGCCCAACTGATCGCCTCGTCCACATAGTCCCAGACGGCAGACGACTCACTCAGGTTATGCACAATGTTGACCCCCGTGCTAACAGCACTGGCGAGATCAGAAAACCATCCCGTCCAAGATCCGACGTTGGAGTAGGCTGCAGTGCCCCCCTCAACGAAACAGGACCCGGCGTCGGCGGTGGGAGCAATGAACTGCGTCACTTGCTCACCATCCACAATCGACAAGGTGTCAGAGAAGGAGCCGGTCGTTTCGGGACCGCTCCCGCTCCCCGCACAGGTGTACTTCCAACACCCCGTAGGCACACTTTCGAGATAGTAATCGTCGAGAAATTCGTACGTTGGCACGAAAGACCCATTGATACTTGCCGTCGTGTCTACACTCCCATGGAGCGTATTCATCGGCACAGTAACTTGAATCTCCGCACCAGAGCCCTGCGTCAACGTTTGAAGCGCAGGAACTGCGAACTCGATCTCGTACTCGAGCACCATTTCGCCGTACGGAACCGTTGTGGTCAGCGTCCCCAAAGGGTCTACGCAATAAAACACGCCCGCTATCGTTAGCAGAGGGTCGTCGACAGCGTCGACATACGTGTAAAACCACTCGGATTCTTCTTTGAACGCCCGCACCGGCATACTCCACGAGCATCGCTTTGACACCGGATTGTAGTCGTTCTTCTTTGTGCACGACAAGGCGTCGACAAGCGAGTCGCCTGTTGCAGTCGTGCTTGATGGATTGTCCACCCACGCCCCGAGTATCATACCCGGCGTGTCCAACCCGCATTGCGGAATGTAAGTGAAGGCGCATCGCTTGACACGCCAACGCTCGAACATCGTCGCCATGCGATTGAGACGCACACCTTTCATAATCGTCGGGTTGATGGACGTTGTGTCCAACGTCAGGAGGACGGTCCCCACGGGTGTAGGATCCGCCGTGCCTACGATGAGGCCTACGCGATCTCGCCCCGACATGGTGCAGTTCGACATCTTCATGCTGTCGTACATTCTCACCTTCTTCTGGGTCCAGAGATCCGGCACATCCTTCTTCGCCGCCTTGGAGTTGTCTTTTTGCTTCGGCTGCGCGTTCACGCGTGCAGTCAGCTTTTGCATCTCCTTCAGCGCCGACACCAGCAGTTTGGTCGTCGAGACCTGCTGCCTTGGTTTGGACTTGCCCTTTTGCGTTACCTTCTTTGAATTCGGCACGGACATCTTCCACCTCACACTCACTTTCTTGACACTTGTTTAGCTCTAGGCCAACAATACGCGTTTTATCGAGCCCAGCTGAGTTACTAGCTTCGATATCACCTTGCGTGTACAAAGTCCAGATCTCGTCATCCGTTTTATAGGAGCGCTCGACCTGGGTCCAAGAGATTTCCTCGTCGCCAATTTTGAAACATCCATTCAGCTCCTCACGATGAGTAGCCGTGAACTCTACAATAAAGGCAGCGATCACCTTGCGACAAACTTCGTTGGGCCATGTCTCATTTCTGAGAGCAAATGCTCGTAAGAGTATGTAACGCGGGTCCGTTTGGAACCCACCCCACATCAGCGAGCATAGAGCCTTGTTAGTGTCACACACTGGGAGAATACACTCTTCACCTTTCCACTTCACGATCCGAAAATCGTGCGAGCAAAAGCCAAATGGGTCGGTCAGACGCATTGCCTTGCCTTCGTTTTCAGCGGTTGCAGTGATGTTCAGCTCTTTCCACACCACGGGGATACAAACACCGTTGTACCACCCAACACAAGCGTCAGAGACACTGAACGTATTGTCATCTCCACACAGTACAGCGGAGACATTTTCCATAAAGGCTGGGTACGCCAGCGCCGTCTCAGGTTCTCCCTTCCGACGACACTCCCGCCACTGCAGCACAATCCAGGCATACGATAACAGAATGAACAAAATTATCGTGTTGTCAACGATCGTGTTTGCACTGCCAGATGGGTTTCCAGTTTCTTTTTGGATAACGTCCCCCCATGGCATAACCATGTACGAGTAGATTATTTGTTCGTACAAGTTACGCAACTTCTTGTGATTCTCTTCGGTCCGGTACTCTTCTTTCAGAAACGCGAACCGCATTTCACACACAGCCTCCAACAACAATCGAAAGAGGGACGAATCATACTCTGTTTCGTCACACTCAAAGACGTTGGGATGCTGAGACAATTTTTCATGCGCTAGTTGGAAGCCGCGGTGGTACTTTCCCATACCAACCCACGACCACGTTTTTAGAGCCGACGCATAGAACATCTCATTGAAGTGACCACACATCTCATTGAGGGCAAGGCTGTGTTCAGTGGCACTGCCAGTGAACAATCGCCTCTTCCCGGACGCGATTTTGGTCTTCTTCAGGAGCTCTTGCTTTAGATTCGCACTCCAAAAAGCCTTCATTGGTTTGTCTGTTTCCAATGACTTGTTGTACTTACGGTAGTACTCCTGAAACTCCTCTGAGTCCAGAAAGTCTCCCTTCGTCTTGTACCACAAAACCCAAGGCCAACCAGGTGAGGTTGTTCGATCCGCCTCTTGCATCACGCGAGCTTGATTCCACACGATACTGCCACTGCAATGTCCAAACCAATGTCTTTCCGCCCATGAGCACGCAAGCTTCAAAGCCATCCGGTTCACTTCCGGTTGAGCTTTGTTGTACTTGAGCACCCCTTGCGGGACCTGATCGAACGTATTAGAGCACATAGCGTGCGTCTCCTCGAACGCGGGATACGCATGACGAACGAACTCTTGCACCTCCGGAACGACCACCGGTATAGCCTGGCGGCTGCCAGCGTTGCGCTTCACGCGCCCACACTCACGCAGAAATTCCGCCGAGGCCACAAATGGACGAACCGGGGCGTCTCCAATATACAACCCTTCATGTGCATATTGGCGGCACAGGACCTCCACGTCCCGTGCCGAGCCCGACTCTAGTTTAAAGTAGAGAAGCCAGGCAAGACAGCACCACGTAGACTCGTGCCATAGTTGCATTTATGTGCTGGCAAAGCGCCAGCATGGATTGCAACCAGGCCCTCGTTAGTCACTACGGGAGCGCCACAATACCCCTTTTCAGTTGGACAGCTATGGAACACCATCGCTGTCGACTCTGAGAACACTCGACCCTGTAGATCCTTCCGTTTCTGTGCAGTTTGCGAGGGCCAGCATGCCATTACAGCAGGACCAGCCTTCTTAAACGTGCCAAGCGGAAGGCTCTCATACTTTGACCAGTCAGCTTCAACACCTGCCTCCATCACGAGGCTCTTCGGGTTTAGGCTAGCTAGATCACGATCAGAGCATTCAACAATGTTGCTGCGTTTCGTCGTCGCAAGTTTCTTTCCGCCCTGAGACAGCGTCACAGCATCGTCGTCTTTTTTGCCTTTCACAAGATGCTTCGGGAAAAGGAACAGTCGATTGTTCCCCTCACGCACAAGCGTTGCTTGCATAAAGGTTGACCCACAAGTGATCAAGAACACACATTGCGCAACACTAAGCGCACTGCCTGTTCCAAAATTGGCTTCCAACTCCATTGCACGCTTTAGCTCAACACCGAGACTAGAAGCGACAGACTCTCCTTCATGTTTGAAGGTGCAGGTACCTTTTGCAAGGAACTTGCACTCTTTTCCAAACTTGCATGGCGTAGTCGCCCGCGTCTTCTTCTCGGCCTTTGGCTTGTCAGCCTTGGGCTTCGCATCTGACGCAGGAGCGGCTTCAAGCCGTTCCAGGATCTTCTGTAAGGAAGCTTCAAGACGCATGTTCGTGTGCATGTTATTCAACGCTCGTTGAGCACGCATAGCCGCATCATGAATGCCCTTCTTGTCACGGCTGTCGCTCAACGGATCGTCGTTGTAATTATCAGCATCACGCTTCAATTGCTTATAACCACGTGTGTACGGACGTTCGTCATCGCGATCATCATCGTACCGATCGACATCGTCTCGTCGCCCACGACGGTTATCATAGTCCTTTTCATCGCGATCGCCACGGTCGTCACTCCAGTGAGGATCATATGCAGGACATGAATCAGTGCACTTCGTTCCGCGACGGTGATCATGACGTCCAGCGACGTTATCATCCCCGTTATGCGGATCATCCGAGTAATACCACTTGCCACGCTTGCGCCGAGTCTTGTCACCCTCCTCTTCCGTTTCCGTATACCGATAGTACACGTACGCGAGAAGCGAGGCGAACACCAGACCAGCAGCAATCGTAAACCACGTTTTGTG